TCTGCTGTAATGCTATCTGCTGTGATAGAACCTGTGTTAATATTACCAAAATTTGTTAGATCTGGCGGAGTATAAGTAAAGACTCCGGTTAGGTTATTATAGCCTAGAGAACCGTTGCCTGATGCCGGAGGCTCACTTGCTACACTAAATGCAGTTAAATCAACTCCGCCGCCTGCGGCAGCTCCTGGTTGCCAACGTTGGTTACTGCTGCTCCATACTAAAGACTGTCCATCTGTAGCACCAACCTGTGACAGTCTATGTGTGTTTAATCTTGAACTAACACCATCAACTAGTAGAGTACTGTCATCACCAAAAACACTGCCTACTAGATCTGTATCAAAACTTCCGCTAGCTAGTGCAGCATTAATAGCAGTGTCAATGCCAGCAGCATCAAGGAAGCCCATGTCATTGGTAAATTCTGACAGTGCTGTTGGTGCTCCGTATACTGCTGAATAAGAAATTCTGTTAGTTGCTGCATCAAAGACTAATGTACCGTCATTACCTCTTAGGTTACCGTAAAAGTTTTGTGCATGCACTTTCCAAAATCTATTAGTCGGTATACCTATTTGATTGCTGCCGTCTGATGCTGGTAATATGTTTCCTGTTTCAAGTGTAAGATTGTCTACAGAAATATTTCCTAAATCATTTACTTCAGAGAAAACTATTCCGGTTGCTGTAGAATTGACTCTTAAAAAATTACCAGCAGAATTGTTATAATTGCTAGGCACATCGGTTAAATCTGTAAAACTCTGTGCGACAATAGGTTGCCCTGCAATCGTAATTGCAGCAGCATCGATAGTTCCAAGGGCATTGATATCCTGTACTTCTTCTATGCTGTTATTTCTAAGATAAAGGTTATCACCTGCTGGCAACTCTTTTATCTTATTGCCATCACTAACATCTATAATTAATGGATATCTATTTGCCATCTTTGCTTCCCATATACGTATTTATCGAATAGTTTATTAGTCTTCCCAGCGCACAATTTGTTGTATTGATTGTGCGCTCACACTTAGACCTAGGCCTAGACTTTCCACAGTGATTGCTAACTTACTGTCTGTGTCTACTATAGCATCTATATTTGCTAGAGGAGACAGTGAAGTATAAATTACTCCAAACACACTTGCATAAGCATTAGAATCATCTATTTTCTTGATTGCAATTACTTCGCAACTCTGTATAGTTTGATCTTGAGCAATAATCTGAAGAACAAATTTGCCTGTAATTACATCGCTATTAATAGTAGTAAAAACAGTTTCTGTTTGACTTGGTCCGACGTAAGTGGTAACTGTTCCGCCGCCTATATTTTCATATATCTCTGAAAAGTTTAAATTTATTTTATTAAATGCAGTTCTTAAAGGATCGCCGTCACCTTTGTTAGCACTAGTCCCAATGTTAATTGTTTGTTTTGCCATTTTGATTACCCTTTAAAAACGCTACTCTAATTCGTGTAGAAGAGACCACAACCTGTCGAGGCTGTGAATCTCTACTCACTACTGCTTGAGCTTTTCCGCTCTTGACTAATTTTTCTATTTGACTCTGTTTCATTAGTGTTTACCTACAACAATTTCTATAGTACCTTTATCACTTGACTCTTTGTTTTCAAGAGCTTTACCGATAACTGTACCAACTTTTGCATCATTGTCTACAATAGCATAGCCTGGTATTGCAGCAGCTACCAACATGTCACCTTTGTTAACACGACCAATGACCTTACAAGGTACACGACCTTGTAGTGCTATTGCTGTTACATAAGTGCCTTCTAGTTGGCTGTTCATTAGGTGTGCAGGATTTGTAGAAACAACACCTGCTACTCGTCTGTCACTTCTAATATCTGTAGTAGTAACTTCTGCTGATCCGCCAAATACTAGGACAGTTCCTGGTTCGTATTCTGCATCACCGAGATAGTTTTCTGCCAAGTCAGCGTAGTATGATTCAGTGGCTGTACCTCTGAACAGTGTAGCATAGATATTTGCATACTTTAGTGTAGCACTACCAATGTTATAAATGTTGTCAGTTTCTGGTACAGCACCTGTTGAACTAAACTTCATAGGCACTACACTTGAGCTTGTTCCAGCGTCTGCAACCACCATACTGATCTGTCCAGCTGTAGACTTACCAGTATTAGCACCAATAGCAATACCTGTTGATGCTGTGCCTCTTTCACCAGGTGCTTCTAGGAATGAAGTATAAATCCAGTCAACACCTAGTCTCTTTTCGTTGTTAAAGTTAGATGCTGCCTGTAGAACACTCTGTTGTATTCCTGTGCCGCTAATATTAACGTTACCTGGAATCTGTAGATCTGGATAGGTAGGTGTTGCACCACCACTGCCACCCACAGCTCTAAGTATTACACCCTGTGCAGGAGTTTTAAATACCAATTCAGTAGTGTCAAGTGCTAGCACTTCATAGCTTGAGTCACCGCCTAGTATTAGTGAGTTAACCTGTATGCTACCACTGCTGTTGGTTTTAACTAGAGAATTAGTTTCGCCTGTTTTAGTAACATTGGTTATACCATAAACACCAGTGCTGGTTTTTATTAGTGCTAGACCAGGATCAACACCTGCCCCAAGTTCTGTTGTAAAATCGCCATCTTCAAGACCACCGCCCTGATTAACAATAGTACTGAAAGATATTTCACTTACGGCACCTGTTGATCCAGTTGAATTACCAACAACTGTCTTTGAAGAAACGTTCTGAATAGATGCTAGTGATACACCGTTATTCTTAAGTGATATAAATCCATTAGTAGCATCAAAGTTGAGATCACTAAAGGCAGCACTACCTAGATCGTTCTGTGTAATGCCTGTAGCATTGGCCCTTGTAGTCGCAGCGTTTAGACTTAACTTGCTCTGTGCAATAGCTGCACTACCGCTTACGTCTGCGTTAACGATAGTACCTGCCTTTATCTGTGCGTTTAATGATGTGTATCTACTTGGTGAAAGGACTCTGTTAGTTGTAAGTTGAATGTCACTAGATGCATTCCATACTCCGTTAGCCCATTCGTCGATCGGTCCGTCAACTACCTGTCCGCCAGCACCACCTAGTACACTAACAAAGTCAGCTACTGTAATTCCAGAACCGCTGTTTGGTGTATAAACTAATGCTATTAGATCGCCTTCGTAACCTTGTACCTCAAACAGATCTACCACAGTGCCTGTTGACCCGGAATCGCTGCCGGTGAAAACATCACCTACTTCAAAAGGTCCCCCAACAATAGTAGTTGCAAGAACAAATATTTTCTTATATCCTGTTGCTACTAGTAATTGGTTAGCCTGTAGATCATTGATTTCAATGTCTCGCAATTTTGAAGTTGCATTAACTGTTGAAGATGATGCATCAACGTATGCTTTAGTTGCAGCATCTGATGCTGTTATAGGTGCTCGCAAGTTAGTGATAGTGTTGCCCGCTGCATTTAGATCATCTGTCATTGGTACTGCACCGTTAGGAGCAAGCACACCAGGACCTAATTTATTTGCAACAGCATTACCGTTCACGTCATAGCCTAGACGTCTGTTTACATAACCACGCACAGCACTTTCTGTAGGAACGCTGTCTGATGCGTTGTCAGTCATAGCTGAGTCTGTTGAGAACTCAGTAATAACAACACCGCGTTTGAATCCTAGTCCGTCAACGTCTGATAGTGCCAGTGAAGCACTGAATGTAACTGTACCAGTACCCTGGTCAACGCTAAAGAATCTACCTACACGGAAGATACCGTTTTGGTCTGTACTTACATAGAACACACGACCTTTGCCACGTTCTTGTACTTCTTTGGCTTGATCTGCTTCTCTTGGAAGACCAAAAATTACGTTAGGATAGTTACTTTGGTTAAATCCGCCTGTACCTACGTCTAAGAAATCATGCGATGTAGCACGACAGGTTGAAATGTTAACAGTAACGCTACCTGTTGAACCTGCTTCAAGACCTGCTCTCAGTGTAACAGTTTCACTGCCTAATATTACAGGAGTTGAAAGGCCACTAACTGTGACCTGATTAATATCATCACCTGTTTCTTCAAGGTCAACAATACCGTAGGCATTATCTTCTGCTACAGGTACAACTACGTTACTAGCATTAACCCCTCTATAGTTAAACACATAGAATTTCTTACCACCCCATGAAAGTATTGGGGCTCTAACTAGAGATCCTGCGGTCCAGCCTGCAGGCCTATTTGCTTCAGGTGTCTTGAGGTTGTTGTTTAATCTGAATACTTCGTTAGAGTCTACAGTTGGAGCAACAGCAATTACTACGTCACCGATTGTACCGCCTTTAGTTGTACCACCATTGTTAAGTGCTGTTTCAGCAGCCTTTTCAGGATCAACAATCAATCTTATGTAATCATAGCTGGTATCAAAACCAGCTTGTGATTGGTTAAGATCTAGATCATTGCCTAAGCTATCAGAATTGATAAAGCTAATTGATCTATAAACAGTGCTAGGATCTTCATCAAAAATTACAGCAGTTGAAGGTCTAATAGACAGCACGTCTGGTCTTGCAAGGTCTCCTAGAACGTGTGTTTGATTTCTTCTTAGGTTAAACAACACACCCCAAGGCACAGCATTTAGCAGACCGTTTGTACTATATCGCACATCTGATGTTGAGAAGTTTAGCTTATAAACTACACCGCTATATTTAGGTGTTGATGCTTCAACAGCGATAGTACCAGCAACAGTGACTCCTGTTATCTGCCCTGCAGAGTTTACAGATGAAACTGTTATAACAGCATTGTTAGCTGGAGTTGCGCCGCCTAACTGTGCGCCGGCAACTGTTATAGTATCACCAACGGAATAGTCTTCACCTATGGTAGTGATAGCCGCAGTGTAGCCGTATTCGATTGTTTTGAATAGAGTGAATCTAGCACCAGTACCAGCTACGCTTACTGTGGTAGCAGGAATAGTACCACCAACGTCTGGGAATGATCCTACCACTGGTCCCGCTACTTGAACGTTTGCTACTTCGTAACGAGCGAACGCGGGTCTAGCAGGATGATAGATATCTAGCTCTGATCTATTGCTTGGTATATCTTTAATATCGTAAGCATGTAGATATAGCTGTTCAACAGGGTTTCCATAGCCTGTAGAATCAACGTCAACTGGAACACTATTAGCACCTAAGCCAACCGGACCTACAGTCTTTTGCAGTTCGTGTGTTGCATCAAATGCACCGTCTACATTCTTTAGGTAAATTACTCTAGAACCTGTAGCAGCGGTATCGATGGAAACAGTTCCTGTAGCACCACTAGTTAACTGTTCAATGGTATCACCTTCAACAAGCGTTATAGGTCCAGTTAGATATAGAACAACATCCGCATTAAATGTTCTAGCAGGTTGCACCATATCCTGTACTAGCTCAACAGCATCAGGAATTTCATTAGGATCTGAACCTTCTGCTACTAGGCCATATTCTCCGTAACAGCTTGAACCTGTTAGAGAACGAATCTCTGAACCATTCTTAGCATAGTAGGATGTCCAGCAGTAGTAGGTAAACATCGATACCATTTCTGATAGCGCACCGTTCACACAGACTAGACCATAACCTAGATCGTTAACCTGTGTAAAGTCATTGCCCAGCATAGATCTATTACCTGCTGTCTGTAGCGTAATGTCTAATGGAGCAGGAACACTCTGTACTACTCGTCTTGTGATCAGTGCAGTGTTTACATCGATCGCATCTTTAGCATCTTGATATGCTGCCAGTGCCCAAGTTACATCTGGATATTCTGTAGCTGGCAGTGCTGAAAGTGTATCTGAACTGATAACTGTTTGAATAATTCCTACTAGGTCTTCAACAATACCCTGTTCTGTTGCTGATGCTGCTGTGCCTGATGTTTGACCAGGATATAAGTTTCTAACTATCTGTCCAACAATAGTTGCTAACTGTCCCATTGCGGCAGCAGTAACAGCCTTTTGTGCTGAAGGTAGAACACTAACTGCTCCTTCAAAATAAGCAGTAGCAGCTGATATTGTTGCTGAGTTACCTTCATATTGAACGTCATAGCTTAATGCATCTACAATATATCTAATATCTCTAGCGCACTTAACACCGTCATAAACCAGACCAACATAGTTAGCTGTGAGCCAAGCAATTATTTCATTTGAAATAAAAGTTCTATTAGATTGTAGCAGTGTTCTTGCTCTAGTTCTGTTTACGCTAGTTCCTGGGTCGGTCCAGGTAATTGCGTTAGCAGCACCCTCACCATTTTGAATGATGTCAATTACTTCGTTAAATGCTGCTGTAGCTCTAGAGGTAGCAGTACCATTTGCTAATACTTCCGGTAGTGCTAATACTTCGTCTTTACCAACTTCGATAGCATCTACTGTTTCAGTAAGTTGGTTATCAATAACTTCTGAAGCATTGCCTCGTCTGTAGGCAAGACCGTTTGTCACAGCATTATAATTTGTTCCTAGTGCTAGGTCATAACCTACACCTTGTAAAATTATACCTGTATCTCTTGCACATTTTGCTTCGTCAAATTCAAATTCACCGATTGCATCTAAATTGTAGCCTGTGATTAACGAGCTTGTAATACCGCTAAATCCTAAACCGTCGTTTGAGTTTCTATCAAGTATTAGTTCAGCTGTACCGAAGTCAGGATCGTATTGTGTACATGCATTAACCTGGAAACGTCTACCGTCAATGTAGAATGCACTTGGTGTTTCAGGCTTGCGAATAAACAGACCCTGATCCGGCAAACTCTTGATTCTCAATCTAAATGGATCGCCATCAACTCGTTCAACAACCTGTACAGCACTATTACCAGTAAAGGCGTCGATAAACATACCACCACGGAATGCTTTTTTATTCAAGCTGGCTGAGAATGAAGAACCTGTCTGTATGTATGGTGATTTAGTAAGTACCTGTCCTTCAGGATCGAGAACGACCATGAAGCCGCCGTGTCCTTGTACAGTACAGTTACGAATGATAGTTGCATCATTCATCAAGAACACATCCATATCCTTGTTATGCAGTGGTGGATTGTAGGCTGGATTAAATGCAAATGTTACAGTATCGATTAAGTTCTCTACTGTTTGAACTGGCCCATAAACTTCTGTCCAATATGCAGCTATTTCAGGAGCATTGAAAACAGGACCAGATGTATGTTCAGAAACGCATTGATAGTAGACGTAATTTCCGCCTACAAAAAATCTAATTACATTGCCAACTCTATACAATTCGCCAGTGGCCCAATCTGCTGGGTCAGCACTGCCATTAAATAGGTCTGGCTCTGGATAGTCTAAATCTACTCCGTATATTGTTGGAGGAGCTTCACCGTCAAATAGATACGAAGCGATTGTATAGATATAGTTCATACCTGCGATACAACCAGCCTGATTGATCCCACCAAGCGAACCGCTATAGAATTCTCCCTGTGTTTCTAAAGAAAATTCGTTGCCACCGTTGCGTAGGTCTTTTATCAATGCTTCAACAATGTAGCCTGTGTCTCTTTTGCTTTTTGCTTCGCTGTAATTACCTACCATCGATGGATAGGTAGTATTGATATACTTGACTACCTGCTCTTGTATAAACTCTTTATTGTCAATAAGTGCAAGGGCAGCAGTTTCCCAATTACCAATATTTCTATAACCAGCACCGATGTTCTTTAATCTGCTGGGATCTCTTAGATAGTGATAACCAAAGTAACCATCCACGTTTCCTGATATAGGATTGATATATTCAACGCCATTTGGTACTGAAGTAATCTCTATGAGTAGGTCTGGTGCTCCACCACCACCGAGTTCATCATCTGGGACTGTTATTAAGTCACCCACTCTCCAATTCTTACCGGTGTTTGTTGCAGTGATATCAGTAACTGCACCATTGGCATCAACAGTGATTTCAAACTCTGCTTCTGCACCATAACCTGTTGTTACATACTGATTAGGTAATATTGTATATGT